GTTATGCACGGCTTCAAATACTTCCTGTCTAAAACTGTTACATATACACTGATTAATCATCACTTATCTCTACGTTATGGCGTTGCGTACTTGGCCAGATCGGTATGCGTCTTGACGTTGTTTACCGTCACCTAACTGTTTCAGGATAGATAAAGCTTCCATATATTTGCTGTTATACAGCTGGATAAGGTCTTGCTCACCTTTCATGTAGGTATACGCCTCAACTAAAGAACCGTACAACAGCACAGGATCAAAATTATCACCAAGCCATGTGGTGCCTGCAGTAACGATAGACTCTGGGTAGTAGAAATAGTGCAACTCAACTGTGTATTCCGCCCCCGGTGTAGGACCTAATATAAATGATATTTCTGTTTCGTTATCTGATCTAGGTCCAAACAAAGCGTAATACTTTGGCACTCCGGTTGATGTTGGAATGGGGTATGCAGCACGGATAAAGTTAACATCTTTATCTAACAAATACTGATACTCTCCGGCCCCGTCAACAACAGCTAAAGAATACACAGATAAAAAGTCTGTAGGCGCAGACAAATACTTATTATTTAGCGTAGTTACGCCTGTTACGTTCTTACGCAGGGAAGTTAATTGAACAGTGTTATATATCCTTTTCTCCGCTTGTTGTACAAACGTAGGGATATTATCCGCAAAGTCTTGCCCTGTGTTCTCTGTATATGCGACTAGCGCTGTTGACAGCTCGGTATAGTTCAAGGTATTCCCCTATTAACCCATTGGGCCTCTGGCGGTAAAACCTTTTTTAGCCGCTCCTGCACCGCGCACTTTAACACCAGTCGTTTTAACGTCTTTCATTTGGTCTTGGTAGCCGTTTGCTTGTGGTACTGGCACAGGCTTAATATTGTCGAATGCAACTTTAGATTTAGCCACGGCGCGCTGCTCCATATCCACGTTTAGTTTTACCTGTAACGCCACTGCCTTTCACAACAGGCGCGCTTGGGACTTTAGAAGGCTTAGTGCTCGATTTTTGGTTGTTCGCACGAGCTATGTTACGGCCTACTTTTTTAGCTTCTGCGGATACTACACCGCCTTTTTTCATACATTTCACGGAGCCCCCTGATTTCATTTGAGGTTGTTGCTGTTGTGGCTGAGCAGTCGGGTTCATAGGCCCGCTAGTCATTGGGTTTTTAGGGGTATTAACATTCTGTTGCCCCTGCTGCGCTTGAGTAATAGGCATAGATGTTTTAGTAGGCGGAATTCGTAATCTTGGGTCTGGTAATGGCATATTAGCCCCCTGTAATTTTTACACTGTTAACAGTAGTTTGTATCATTTGTGAGGCTACTGGATTCCATCCGCAAAGCCCACGTGTTCCCGGTATAGTATTATCAGGACGTGGAAATTGCAATGCCTGTGGGTCCCAAATAGGTTGCTCACCTATATGCAACTGTGGCTGATCCAATTCATAGCATTCTTCGCACACTTTTATATCAACTAGCTGCCCTTTTACTACAAGCTTACGCATGCGGTCTAGCTTGCATCGGAAACCGCAACGATCACAGAAACCAAAGGCTTTATGACCTCTAGCGTAAGGTACAGCCATTATCTATAGTCCATATATCTAGGTACCATACGTATAGGCGCGCGCTCTCTGTCTTCTGCAGCGGCTAAATCAAACGCTTCGTCCGCCATCTGCTTGAGCATAGGTACCATTTCTGGGTTTTTCTTAACGCCTAATCTGTAAGCCAGCCCTGCTATCAACGCTTCGTAGAATCTGAACGGTACATCCACAGTGTTTGTTGCAGGGGAGCCCGCATCATCCATACGACGCAAACGCCAATAAACAAAGGTATATGTGTCAGAAGTTTGTGGTAAGGGCCACACGGTAATAGTAGGTGTAGGAGATTGTCTATCCACATAAACTTGAATCGGGCGCCCTGTTGTCAGCTTGTTTGGGATCGTAGAATACGTAGCCACAGAGATACGATTAATCGTAATATCCGTTTGGTTTTGCGTGCCGTCATATTGGCGGATAACATGCTCAATAATGTCAACTGTGTCGTTAGGCAGGTTATATGTGGCTTGATTAGCCACCATAGGGATTTCTCCAGAGTCTATTGTCCAGAGGTTAATACCTTTGTTTGCCCATTCTGCAATGAGTAAATTTAAACTACGACGTGCTGTCCTATAGTCATAACCTGTCCGTAGCTCAAACGGCATGCCGTTCTTAGCTGTACCAAGACGCTCAAACGCTTCTTCAAATATCTCAGATAAGTCTGGATTAAATACTGTTGTGCCTGATGTAGTCATAAATTACCACACTGGGTTAGTTTGTCCGGGTACAGGCGCACCGCCTACACCGCCATCATCTGTGTCTTGCGTAGGGGTAGCGATTCCGGGGTTATTTTGGTAGTTCGTATACTGCGTCATGTTAGGTATAGCACCTAGACCTAAGGAATACTGCGCCTGAGGCGCTTGTAGCTGTTGGTTTTGCTGACCTATTGTTTGCGCGTCTAAGTAACCCCCTGCTGCCACACCGGTTACATTCTGAGGTGATTGGCTAGGATCATACGCATTCTGGAACCCAAACCCTTGGAACGGTGAAGCCGTTAAAGGACCTGATTTAAACACCCCTGTGACAGGATCAGCTACATTCTGTTGCCCCGGCTGTAGCACTGGCGTATTGGCTCTCGCCATCATGAACCCGCTATAGAGCGGATCGAACTGCCCCGGTGCGTACATGTTAGGGTTCTGCTCTGCATTTCTCACCATCCTGTCCTGAATGGCCATACGTGTGCCGTAGTCTTGCGGTAACTGCACCTGTAGATTAGTAGGCTTAGCCGCTGGCGCTTGGGTAGTATCCGTTCTCCCCGCCGCTATGTAGTCTAATAACTGGTTATATAGAGGGGCGCTTACACGTCTATCAGGTAGCAAACCTTGTTTGCCGTAGTCTTTAAGCGCGCCAGCCAAGTCCGTAGCGGTTGAGAAAATAGGCGCTTTAGGCGCCGCAGGTGCTTCTGTACCACTCGCCACACCCAGTGCTTTGTTTTTAAGTGTGCTATAGGCGGGTAGTGCGTCGGCTGTTAAATTGGTAGGGTCTAACCCTGTACGTTTCCATTCGTCAAACGCATTCTGCGCTGCTGCATTACTACTCTGCGTCGCTTGATAGTCTGACACCAACTTATTAGCCGCCGTAGACACTGCAGATGTAAGCCCTTCTGGTAATTTACCTGTCGCTTTATACGCAGTATACGCATCCTGCGCCGCTTTATCTATATCGGCTTGCGTGGCGTTAGCCGCCAAGGAGTAAGCGCTTTGTGCATTTAAAGCCGCATCTTCCGCACTATATAAGGCTGTGTTTAGCTTTGTTGTGAACTCGTTGTTGACTGCGCTCTTAGCTTCTTTTGTCTTAGCTGTTTTTAGCGCCGCCGCCCAGTCTGAGTCTATAGTGCGTAAAGATTTTGTTTGGGTATCCAGCGTTGCTTGTGCCTTAGCCGCTAGCCTACTAAGCTCTGATTTAGACAGCTTGCTTGTAGATGTACCTATGGAGTTTGTTTTTTTCCAGTAGTTCCACGCAGCTTGATACCGAGTAAGTGTATCTTTTTCAGCAGTGTTGCCCGCTTTTGTAGCGATAGCTATGGCTGTTTTGAAGTAATCGGTGTAATTAACACCCGGGATAAATTGGCTCCCAAATGTTTTAACGTCTTCCAATACTTGTTTAGTCGCCATAGCTTACTCGCTCACTCTTCGGTTTTAATGTCTTTCTTTTTAGTTTTTACAGGCTTTGTTCCCTTAGCATTTTGATGCGGTGGGAAGCCTTTTGCTGGGTTGTTTTTAGCCTGTATCATATGAATCGCCCTTTGGTTTTACCGCGAATCGCTTTACCGTTCGCTTTAGCCAGACCACCACGCGCCATTTTACTGTAAGGAGGCGCATCAATATCATCACCTATAACTGTTTTAGGAGGTAATTTATAGGTTTTTTCTGTTGTGGTTTCTGGTTTAGGCAGCATAGCTTTATCTTTACGCGCCTTGTCTACCATCTCAGCTTGTAGGTCAGCGTTTCTATATGCGGCTTTGCCTTCCTTAAATTGCTTCAATTTAGCTGCTGCATCACCACCATCTTTTAAGCCTAGTGAACCCATAGCTTTAGCTTTAGGAAGTGATTTACCCCCTACGTTGACTGCGCCACCACGCTTCATGCCGCGAATGCCCTCCATCTTTTCGCCTTTAGCATACTCTTTTGGAGTAATTTTGCCAGACTTAATGGCTTTAGCTTCTTTCAATTCTTCACCGTAGGTGTCTTTACCTTTGAAGATCTTTTTCAGTTTAGATTTATCGGCCACATCGCCTCCTGATTTGAATTTTTTACCTTTATCCGCCGCGTTGAACTCTTTAGCTACGCTGACTGGGATACCCGCTTTCTTGGCAAA